TTACAGGCGCACCTTTTTACATTGCTATTACTGATGCTATAGTAGAACCATTGCTTAATGCAGTATGGTTTTTTGTATTGGACAGAGTATGGATATCAAAAAATACATAATGGATACAAAATTATTTTGGCATATATATTTTTGGTGGAGAATACGCCAAGCACGTAAACAAAGATTAGAACGTGCTAAACAAGGAAAGTCGCCGTTACTATGAATGATGAACCTAAATTAATATTACTCACAGACATTATTGAACAAAAAGTACGCAAAGAAAAAGAACTGGAATTCTATCAAGCTGAACTAGCCAAACTACAAGAAAAAATGTATTGGCTCAAACGTGATATCGATGTCAACAATATAATCATTGACATGATCAAAAGTGAAAAAGTGTTGGACATCAAAGACAACATGGAAAAACGATTGATAGATGACAAGTAAAAAAACTTGACACTCGCTGGGTTATATCGTATTATATGATAGTAACAACCTAGCGAGTTTTTTATGACATATATTCTTGTAGATACAGCAAACATGTTTTTTCGTGCTAGACACGTAGTACGAGGCGATAGTATTGAAACTAAAATTGGCATGGCATATCATATTATGTTTGCCAGTATTCTCAAAGCATACAGAGACTTTAAAGGCAGTCATGTTGTATTCTGTTTAGAAGGACGCAGTTGGCGTAAAGATTTTTATGAGCCTTATAAAAAGAATAGACAAGCTGCACGTGATGCACTAACACCTAAGGAACAAGAAGAAGATCGTGCATATTGGGAAGCGTTTGATGAACTAAAAGAGTTTATGGACAAGAAGACCAACTGTACTGTACTGCAAGATCCACAGTGTGAAGCAGATGACTTTATTGCACGTTGGATACAAAATCACCCCGATGATGAACATGTAATTGTCAGCAGTGATAGTGACTTTTATCAACTGTTAACTGATAAAGTGTCGCAATACAACGGCATTACCAATCAGCACATTCGCTTGGATGGTGTTTACAACGACAAAGGCAAACCTGTCATAGACAATAAGACAGGAGAACAAAAACAAATTGGCGATCCCGGTTGGTTGCTGTTTGAAAAGTGTATCAGAGGTGACACTAGCGACAATGTGTTTAGTGCTTATCCTGGCGCACGTAAAAAGGGAACTAAGAATAAAATTGGCATGCTTGAAGCATTTGAAGACAAAGATTCAAAAGGCTTTAACTGGAACAATTTTATGCTACAAAGATGGACTGATCACAACGGCGAAGAACACAGAGTGCTTGACGACTATCAGCGCAATCGTACACTTATTGATCTCACACAACAACCTGATGAGATTAAAACTGTGTTAGATGAAGCTATTACTAAACAGGTACAGAAGATTCCTGCTAGTATGGTAGGCGTACACTTTATGCGTTTTTGTGGTAAATGGGACTTACAAAGACTTAGTCAAAGTGCAGAAGCACACAGTGATTACTTAAACAGTGCATACTAAAATGGGTAAATACTTACAAGCTAAAGAAGTTGTAGAAAACAGTTTCTGGATAGTTGAACGTAAAGGTACTAAAGTTGGTACACTTCGTCGCAACACAGAAGGCTATGTTTTTTATGAGAACACAAGCCGCACAGAAACTGTATTGGATAATCTTGATAATTTTCGTTTTGAAAAACAAAAACAAAAAAACAACGTAAACGCATCTACGAACGGATATCCTACTAACGTTGATACTGTGTACAACGAACAGCTACTAGATAATGTGGCGGTATACACTAAAACCGCCAATAGTCAACAATATTTTGTAGCTGGTTACTGGGGAATACTTTTCCCTCATGGATGGAGACCTAGTTTCTGTCCTAGGCTTAAAACATTGCAAGGGTATCCCTATATAGGACCGTTTACTAACGAAGCTGATATGTACCTAGCGATGAAAAGAAGGGTACAAGAAGATGAAAAAAATATTAAGTTTACTTCTGCTCGTTCCGACACTGGTATGGGCACAAGACAATAACCAACAGCAAATGCCAGGATCACTGGCTCTAACTACTGTAGCACCATGCGATCCGATTCCAAAAATGTTTAGAGTTATTGAACAATACAGAGAAGGATTACTGTTCCAAGGAACAGGCATGACATTCTTACCAGATCGTCGACCTCTAACAGGTGGGTTGTTTGTATTTGTTAATCAAGATAAAGGCACATTCAGTGTTGTGCAAGTTTTCAACGACGGTGTAGCTTGTATGATAGCCAACGGCAGAGACTTTGCACCATATGGTGGTCTACAACCTTGGGAAAAAGGAGAAGACGGATGAACTGGTTAGTAGTAGTGGTATTTGCCACAATGGCAGGCGATGTATACATATTCACTGATCCTAAGTTTGAAACTAGAGAACAATGTGTTGCTAGTGTAACCAATCCTGAAAGTATCAAAGAATATTCTAAAAAACTAGCAGAAGAATATAAAAAAATTATGCCTATTAGAGGTGTTAACTGTCTACAAGAAGATGAAATCAAACGAATATTAAAAGGTGTAAAAGAGTCCAAAACATGAAATGGGTACTTGTTTTTATTACCTACTGGGATGGTCAAATAATGACTGTGGGCAATGGGGTCTTTGACACAATGACAGAATGTTTTTTTGCCAGAGAAGAACTCAGTGTAGAAGTTGGCGGCAACAATGGATATTTTCCCGTAAACATGCAAGCTGTATGTGTGGTTACAGATAGTTTAGACCCTAAACCAAATCTATAACACAGTCATTCTATACCGTTTTAACTAAATACATTAAAGCAGTAGAGAATGAAATGGCAAGACCAAAACCAAAAATACTAATGGAGTTTACAGATCCAAAAAGTTATCGCAGTGAACAAATACTAGCAGCAGATGCAATCTACGCAGTGTTTCATGACGACAAACCTATTAACTTGCGTAGTTTAAACAGCCTTGTAAACTTTCCAGGACCAAAATACAAAAAGGTAAGTTTCAGTAACAGTGGACACGCATTTAATCTAGCAAGCAGATTAAACAAGCTGTTCAAAACAGACAAATTTACAGTGGTAAAACTGTTGCAAGGCGAAACAATAGTTGAAGATGATGGTGAACAAGGAATGGTATAGTCAAATACTGGCTCACGCACAACGTACTAAACCTGACACTAAAATACAAGACCTTTTTAAAAATTATAGAAACAATCATGGGCTCAGCTTGACCAAGCTGGGCCTTCATGTAATATCCAGCATGGATATTGAGCGTGAAGAATTTAGGTTACCAAAGATAAAAATTACTCCCAGAGTAAGACTACTGCTGGACAGATATATGCAATACCCATACTACTTTGATAAAAATTGGCTGGTATTGTTTAGCACTGAAGATAGAATATTTTACAAAATGTATGGCAAAGACTGGGAAAGTTTTGTAGAACACATGGAAGAAAATCTTTAAAAAAGACAAAAAACTTGCAAAAAAAGGTTGACAAGTAAGACATCTTGCTATATATTATAAGTGTAAGTTAAGAAAACACGGAGAAACACATGTTTGACCAAACAGTAAAATTTGAAGATGTTGACACTGATACACTGTGCATTGAACATTTTGATGATATGCAACAAGAACTAGGCATGTCAACTGTTTGGAGCATGTGGGATGGCGGTACTATGTCCGCAGACCACGCTATCTTTACTCCCAAGATGCGCCGAGTTGTTTATGAATTTGTGCGTGATGATGCTACCTCAGAAGAGATTTACGCAGACTTAGAAGATGGTGGCAAACGCTCAATGGCGCAAGTCAGTTCGTTTGCAGTAGACGGAACAGTTAAAAGTTTATGGGCGGCTGCTGAAAGCTGCATCAAACAAAGCGGAACACATCATCAGTTCATTGAAGATTTTGAAGTCAATGAAGATGGAACACTAGAATTGATCACCGGCTCTTAAAAGGTTGACACAGCCTTTTAAGATGCTACAATATTAGTATAGTTAGAAACAAATCCCAGGAGTTAAAAACTATGTCTATGGAAACACAAACCCGTACAGTTACACTAAAAGAGCTTAAAAAGTATGCAATGCATAACTTTAAAAAGCAACGTCCAATGTTTGTTTGGGGTCCTCCCGGCATTGGCAAATC